ATACGGCGCGGCCCGTGTGTTCGCCCACGAGTTAGCCCACGCCTACGACCATCAGAAGCCACGCGACCTATGGGAGCTACTGGCACGCTACCAGTCAGTTGACTTCGACTTCAATCCACACAAGGTATTGCCATGACTGATACCACCGACCCAAAGATCGCTGCCCTCCAGTTCATCGCCAATGCGCTGAATGACTTCACCAACACGCTGCCCGCCAGCGCCCGCGCCTCGTTTATCCGCGATGCTCAGGCCGCTATCAAGTCGCTGGAACCGGAAGCGAAATCGACCGAGTGATGTTTCCTGACCCGTACATCATGCTGGCTAGAGCCGAAGAAGCGGAGCGCCGGGTGGCGGATCTGGAACTGTTATTGGCTCAAGCACGATGCCACGCGATGTCTTGGGAGCATACCGCTAAGGATCTCCGCAAGGAAGTCCAGCGGCTACGCATGGAGTGCGATACCGAGGTTATTATCAAGGAATCTGAGCGATGACCAGCAAGCATGACTGCGACCAGACTACGCTTCTGGCTGACCATGAGACGCGCATCCGCGCCTGTGAGCGTGACTTGGCTGATGGGAATACCCGCTTTGTGCGTCTAGAGGAGAAGTTGCAGTCAGTGAGCGAGAAGCTAGGCGAACTGGCTGATACCATCAAATCTGCCGTGCGCTGGGTGCTGGTGTCCGTTGGGACGCTCGGGATTGGCGCGCTGGCGTGGGCATTTGTCCAGTCAAAAGGAGCGTTGCCATGAGCTATTATCCTTCTGACGAGGACAAGACGGCTATCAGCACCGCCATCATCATCGTGGCTCTGACCATAGCGGCTGCCCTGTTGGCTAGCTGTACCCAGTCGCAGACTCGTGAGCAGATCGCCACTGACAAGGTGGACAAGATCAGCGTGAGCGGGACCATGACGATACCAACGGCAGATGGGCAGCGTCCAGTCCCCATATCTTTCACCATTGATAGGCGAGGCTATGAAGATCAACGTAAGGAAGCCGACACCCGCACAGGCGTTGATGGCGCTGCTGTTGGTCGTGAAATTGCTGCTGTTCTTGGCCCTGTGCTTGCTGGCGCTACTGGCGGCGGGTTCTCGTGGACTAGTATTCTGGCTGGCGTCGGTGGTGCGGCCACCGCTGCGACGACTGGCTACCTGGCGCTCAAAAAGCGTGAACAGTTGAAACCGGCTAAGAGGCAGAGTTAGCCGTTGACCAGCGTTGACATTCGCAACACCGCGTCTAATCTCAGGACATCCAATGGACGAAAATACCCCAGTTGAGCTTCCGGTCGGCAAGACGCTTCAGCGCCTGCTGGACGGCGGCACGGATGCTGCCAAGGAATGGCAGAAGCAAGGCGACGAGATCGAGCGGTACACGACCAGCAACGACTACGGCTTCCTCTACCAAGAGTTTGAGGCTGATCAGTCGTTCCAGGCCCGCGTCAACAAGGCTTCTGAGTTCTGCCAGATTTTCGGTGCTTTCCTGTACCCGCATAATCCTGATGCATCGGTGAACTCCGAACCGTGGGCAGATCAGTGGGCGAAGCAGCGGCATGTGATTGAGGAACAGTACGCCGACTACTCGGCGCGTCACGGCGAACTTGCCAAGCAGATGCGTCGGTGTGTGGATCACGCGCTCCTGCGTGGGCGTGGCGTCATGTGGACGGGCTACAACGACAAGAAGGGCATCGTTCAGGACATCTTCGACCGTGCGGACAATCTGGTGGTTGATCCTGACGCCAAGTGCGTCGAGGAGCAGAACTGGCAGGCTCGCAAGCGCGTGAAGCCTCGCTGGGAACTGATGGCTCGCTATCCCGACAGCGCGTCGGTCATCCAGCAGCTTCCCGTCTATGGTAAGCCGGATCATGGTAAACGGCAGTCGGACGCGCAGAGCGACCTGATCTGCTACTACGAGATCTGGATGGGCGTGGGCGCGACCAACTACATGCAGTCGATGGAGACGGTCACCGCTGACAAGATCGACACCAGCGCCAAGAAGAAGTATGTGGTCGCTGAAGGCAAGGTGCTGTACGAGGGCGACTGGGAGATCCCGTTCTTCCACATTGACGAGTGGCCAGGCACCTATCTGGACCCGATTGAGCGTCCCGGTTGCATGTTCCCGCTTCAGCCGATGGAGCCTGGCATGGGCCATCTGCGGGCAATGAACTACGCCTATACGACCTTCATTGCCAAGTGGCGGTACATGAGCCGCACGCCGTTTGCGGCGATCACCCACAACGGCCAGGGCATTGAGTCCGACCAGTTGTTCAAGGTGCTGCGTGGTGAGCATATCGACGTACTGCTGGCGAAGTTCGCCGGTACGGATGAGCCGCCGGATATCAACAAATACTTCCAGCGTATCGACTGGGGCGACCCGGTGCCCGGCTTTGAGCGCCTGTGGTCGATCCTGTCCAGCGAGTTTGAGAAGTCCACCGGACTGGCTGAAGTGCTGTACTCCGGCACGACCCCGACCCAGTTGCGGTCTGCCAAGGCTGCCGAGCTTGTGGAGCAGAACAGTCGTACCCGCAGCGACAGTATGCGTGAGAGTGTTACCCAGTTCTTGGAAAAGCTCTACCGCAAGCGCCTGTTTGCCGCCCGCTTCCTGCACCCGAGCGAGGACATTGCCAAGCTCTTTGGCGCACAGGCTGGCAAGATCTGGGGCGAGATCGCGCCTCCTGAAGCCGTCGCCATGGAGGAACAGCAGCGGGCTATGATGCAGGAGCAGGCTGCCATGCAGGGTATCCCGCCTGAGCAGATCGACCAGATCATGGGACCGCCGCAGTTGATCGACATGGACAAGTGGATCCACGAAGCCGACCGGACGGTTGATGCTGGCAGCATGCGCCGGATGGACCTGGATGCCCAGATCCAGAACCTGAATGTGGCGCTGAATCAGCTTGCCCCGAGCCTGGTCAACATGCCTGGTGGTGGCGAGTTCGTGTCGGCTCTAGCTGCCGAGTTCGCTGAGAAGAACCGCATGTCCGACGAGTTGGTAGGGGCTGCCCGCAATATCGCCGTCCAGATCGCCAATCAGCAGATGATGATGGCGGCCCCGCCGCCGCAGGGTGCGCCTCCAGCCGCCCCACCGCAAACCGGACCAACCGGCGGAACCCCGCCTCCGGCCTAAGAGGATACCATGCCCGACTACCGTTGCCGTGACTGTGGATGTCTGTTCGATGTCCCCGAGGATGCTCCGCGCTTGGAGTTCGTCTGCCCTGACTGCGGCTCTGGCCGCTGGGGCGTTGTTCCCGGCGAAGCTCCGCATGTGCAGATGGATGCGTACTCATGGTCTACGGAGAACGGCGGCAAGGGACGGCGCATCAGCCAGTTGGATCACGATGTCCGCAGCCCATACTACGCCAAGAGCCGACAGGCGGCTATTGACGAGGCGCATCGGCGCGGACTCAGTGTGATCAAAGCCTGACACCAATCAGTTCCATTCCGGTAACTGATAATGACGCATAAGCCATAGAAAGGCTTGACAATGGACGACGACGAGACTACCATGCCCGCAGCCGAGGCTGATACCGGCTCTGAGCAGACCAGCGAACCCTCTGTTGAGGCCGCTGCTGCACCAGAGGCCGCTCAGGCAGAGCAGACGACGCATGGCGATCAGCCCACCAATCCGGTGGCACCTGACACCAAAGCCGATGGGTCTTTGACACCCCCCAATAGCCAGTCACCCGAACAGCAGCCACCGCAGCGCGATTGGTCCAAAGAAGGACCGACCCTGGAAAAGAGGCTCCGCGATCAGCAGAGCTACTTCGACCGGCAGATCAGCCAGTGGAAGCAGCAGATGTCGCAGACGCAGGAGAAGGCTTCACAACTGGAGAAGTGGAAGCAGGAGCAGGATGAGCGAGCCAAGGCCGCATCCCTCAAGCCGTGGAGCAAGGCTCATCCCGAGAATCAGAAGTTCAACGGATTGCTTGAGCGTGCCAAGGTCATCAACTCCCAACTTCAGCGCATTCCGGCCAATCTGCCGCCCGAGCAGCAGGAAGCCATGAAGCAGGCGATCATCTCCGCGATGTCGCCCGAGGAGCAGAATCAGATTAACGAGTACCGGGATAATCTTCAGAACTTCCAGAGGGATTTCTTCACCGACCCGCATGGCACTCTGCTCCCGATGGTCGAGCAGTTGGCCGAACAGAAGGTCCAGCAGTTCATGCAGAAGATGGAAGCCCAGCACTCTGTACAGCAGGACTTCCAAGACCCGCAGCTTGCGCCGCTCATCAAGGAGCATGGTCAGGACTTCGCCCGCGCTCTCCAAGAGATGCCGAGCCGACCCTATGACTATGCCAAGCAGATGATGCTGCTGTATTCGGAAAACCAGCGCCTCAAGGCCCAGTCGTCCAAGGTGGACGCCAAGGCTGCCATGGCGCAGGAACAACAGAGACTGGTGAAGGGCGAGGCTGCCATTACCCGCGACCCGCGTCCCACGAACACCGACCCTTACACACTTGCAATCGCAGAAGCCAAACGGAAGGGCATCGACCCATCCACTCCGCGATTCGCTCAGCTACTCGCCAAATACGAAGGATAACCCATGTCAGGCTCCCAGGATCCCGTTTCCACCACTACTCTTGCCAATGTCGCCCGTGGCGCTTGGGAAGGCGTCTCCGATCACGATCCCCTGTTCAAGGAGATCAAGAAGGCCGGCGCGATTGAATACGACGTACAGGGCGGCTCTGATGGCACCCAGCTTCAGTCGCAGACCTACGAACTGTCGGGCGCTATCGAGGCGGGTCGTATCCTGCCGTCGATCTCGGCCCCCGGTCAGGACATCTCGGCTCTGTTCACCCACAAAAAGCGTTACCAGCGTTGGGTGGCGAACTTCGCTGAGGTCGTGAACGCAACCGCTCTGGACCGTGGCGCTCTCCGG